AGAGAAACAAGTGAAGGAATACCTACTTAGTATTGGTTGGATACCTACTGAGTATAACTTCAAGAAGGTAACACAGATAGAACATGATGATCCATCATCACCTTATCACGGTCAACCTGTTAAGAGAGAGGCCAAGGATAAGGATGGTAACAAGGTAAGGGCTGGCCCTAAGCTTACAGAGGACTCCTTCAAGTCGTTGAAGAGTGATGTCGGTAAGAAGATTGCTAGCTACTTACAACGTAGCCACCGTAGAAGCTTACTAGAGGGACTTGTTAAACGTATCCGACCAGACGGTAGGATATCACAAGGTATCACTGGTATCGCATCGACAGGACGCTACAAGCACACAGGTATTGTTAACATCCCAAGCACAGGATGGTATGGACATGAGATTAGATCTTGTTTCGTATCACCTACTGGCTACAAGATGATCGGTACTGATGCAGCTTCATGTCAGTTACGTATGCTAGCTCATTACATGGGTGATGAGGAGTACATACGAACAGTATGTGAGGGTGAGGAAGCGATTGAACAACCAGATAAGACAGAGATCTACGTAGGTACTGATGTGCATACACGTAATGGACTGGCTGCTGGCTTGATTAATCCTGACTGGGTAGAACATTGTAAGGGTAAGTTCATACATGACCTTGCTCATGATGACATATATAATGTCCTCTCATACAACAGACGGTTAGCTAAGAACTTTATCTACGGTCTACTCTTTGGTGCTGGTGATCCTAAGATTGCTGATACCTTGGGTGTGACAGTACGTAAGGCTAAACAGATACGAGCTACCTTCATGGCTGGGTTGCCTGCACTAGCAGCGCTACTTGCTAAGCTTGATAAGGTATACAAAGAGAGAGGTTATGTTGTTGCACCTGATGGTCGTAAGCTATATGTACGCTCAGCACATATGATGCTAGTGTATCTCCTACAAGGAGCAGAGGCTACGTTCATGAAGGTTGCATGGTGTTACCTTAACAATGGTGTTGCGAAGGCTGGACTTGATGTTCAGAAGGTCATGTTTAATCATGATGAATTCCAAGACCTTGTTGCAGAGAAAGATGTTGATGCCTACATGGACATTGCGAAGGACGCATTCGTACGTGCTGGTGTTTACTTAAAGTTTAAATGTCCCACTGCTGGTGGCCCGAAGGTTGGGTTGTCATGGTATGAGACACACTAAGATTAATTATTGGAGAACAAATAATATGACTGCTACTAAATCTACTTACGTACCACCTGAAGCTCGTGAACATGAAGCTCGTTTCGTACACGTTGTATGTGCTGGTAAGCATACACCTAAGAACGATAAGTTCAACAAGGGTAGCACACCTCGGCTGTACATTACCTATGAGTTAGTTGATGAACAGAAAGAGGATGGTATGAACAAGTGGTTGCAAGGTTTCAACTACCAACAACCAATGAATAACTACGGTGGTGAGCGAGGGGGTCGCTTCGATCTGCTGAATAAGATGGGCTTCTCATCTAATGAGGATGAGGATTTAAAGTCCTTACCTAACATGCAGTGCTGGGTTGGTGTGACACACAGTGAGTGGCAAGGTAAGACGTACGCTAACATGGGTACACTTAATCGTTGTAGTCCACGTGACGGAGAGTTCGCACCATTACATAACCCTGCTGTCTTCTTTGATGCATACAACCCAGTGGTTGAGGATTGGAACAACCTTCCTAAATGGATTAAAGACTACTGCTTAGAAGCAGATGATGCAGATGAAACAGGTATTAAGGAGTTCGCAGATGAAGCACGTAAATCTTACAAGCCAACGGATGACACAGGATCAATGCAATCAGTACAGGGAGCGGCTAGCGGAGCGGTTAGCGGGTCAGGCAAAGCAGCACCCGCAGCTGTGGCCGGAGATGACGATGACGAAGACGTCCCATTCTAGTCTTAACCCTGAACCTTGGAAGGAGACTAACATGTCTAACAAAGCATTAGATACACAGGTAGGGGGTGCTCATTACCAGCTACCTATCCAGCCTGTTGATTACATCGTAAAGAATAGCTTATCATTCTTACAGGGTAACGTAGTTAAATATGTTACTCGTTACAAAGATAAGAATGGTAAGGAAGACTTGATCAAGGCTAAGCATTACCTTGACATGATAATTGAATTTGAATATGGAGATACTAAATGATATTAGTTAAAGATATGAAGTACTTTGCAGTGTACCTACTAGAGTCTGATGATTACGAGGGCTACGAGGATGACATTAACTACGTACTGATTAACAAGGAGTATGACACGGTAGACTATCAAGACGCCTCAGAGGTACGCTGTCGTAGCAATGGTCAACTCTTTGATGCTGAGAAGCAACGCCTTGTTGACTTGGAAGCGCAAGCTAAGGAGTTATCTGATGAGCACAATGTCATCCATTAGACCACGGTATGTACAGATGGGTAGCACAGGGCGTTATGCCCTCTACCCTGTGAGTGTGGACAGTGATGATCTATGTCCTGCTACATTCACCTTTGATAACATTGATATAGAGAAGGTCAAGGAGGAGTACAACGCTAACGAGGCTCGCATGGATGTAGAGGAGGCAGCCGCTGATGAAAGCACTGATTGATGCGGACATCCTCTGCTATGAGATAGGCTTTGTTACTGAGCAAGTAACCTTCTCTTATAAGGGGAAGCATTACGGCACAATCACAGAGGCTAAGGCTCATGTAGTCGGACTACAAACGGATGATCTTGAACGTCATGTACATCCAGATCCTGCTCACTTAGCTAAGAAGATGATTGACACACGGATAGCAGGTATACTCAAGGCAGTGGGAGCAACAAGTTATAAGTGCTTCTTAACTGGTAAGGGTAACTTCCGTAATGAGACAGCTACTATCCTTAAGTATAAGGGTACACGCCACTCACCTAAGCCTTACCACTATCAAACGATATGGGATTACTTGGTAGCTAAGTATGATGCCACTGTCATTGAGGGATACGAAGCTGATGATGCTATATCAATAGCTCAGTACCAAGGTGATGGCGACACAGTGATCTGCTCACGGGACAAGGACTTAAGGATGGTACGTGGCTACCATTACTCATGGAAGTGTGGTGATAGACAGCCTGAGAAGCCCCTGTATACTATATCAGAGTTCGAGGGATCATACAACTGGGCATATCAGATGCTGGTGGGTGATACAGTGGACAACATATGGGGTGTACCGGGGATTGGGCCTAAGAAGGCTAAGGGAATACTTGAAGCATGTGCTACATACGCTGAGTTAAAGGCAGCAGTCATGGCTACATACTTAAAGGTGTTCGGAGATGAACCTATTAACTATCAATCATGGGATGGCAAGTGGTTAACTACTACCTACAAGGGCATAGCTAAGGAGAACCACCACCTACTATGGATGATGAGAGATGTTAAGGAGATACCATGAAGCACACTATAATGAGTGTTAACACAGACAGAGATGGTGTTGAGACACACACCGTTGAGATGGAGTACAGGACACACGATGCAGCAGAGAGGATAATCACATTGATGCGTGATCAGGAGGAAATACGGAAGAAGGGTAATAAGTATTACATGATAGAATCAGGGGGTCGGTCATGATAGTAGTACCAGTTAAACCCATGTCACAGAACAAGGCGTACCTTGGACGTAAGACAAAGAGTAAGGACTACAGGTTGTATACGGGCAACATCGTTGACATCCTACCACCTTATGACATCCCAGAGGGAGAGCTAGACTTAAAAGTAAACGTATACTACAGTAATAGAGCAGCTGACATAGACAACTGCTTGAAACCATTCATCGACATCTTACAATTCCACTATGGCTTCAACGATAACAAGATATATCACCTAGATGTGACCAAGTTGATCGTGCCCAAGGGACAGGAAAAGTTAGAGTTCGAATTCAAACCATATATAGCAGCAGAGGTACAGCCTAATGCGTAACCAAGACATCATCGTAATCGCAGACACACAAGTAGATAACGATAGCCCTACTGAGCACCTCGATGCACTGAGTCGCTTCATCTGGGAGAAGAAGGCAGCACACATCGTACACATCGGAGATCATTGGGACTTCGGCTCACTATCTACCTATGCTAGTAAGCAGGAGCAAGAGGGTGCTCGCTTATACGATGACCTTGAGGGTGGATTCTCTGCATTCAAGAAGATCATGGCAGAAACTAAGTTACGTAATAAGATTGGCAAGAAGAAGAAGTATAACCCTAACAAACACTTCCTTATGGGCAACCATGAGAATCGATTAGCTCGTTACATCGCTGCTAACCCTGTATTAGAGGGATGCTTCGACATTGAGAAGTGGGTACGCAATGAGGGATGGCAAGTCAAGGGTATGAATGATCCACTATGGATTAATGAGGTGTGCTTCAGCCATTACATGGAGTCTGCTCAATCAGGACGTGCAGTAGGTGGTAGTATGGAGAACAAGTTGAACAAGTTCCCTCACTCATTCGTACATGGACACCAACAGCAGTATCAGTACGCATCTAGACAGAACTTGAAGGGTGAGCCACACTTT